AATATTGCAGAAGTTTTACCTAATCCCGCATCTCCAGCTATATTTATAGTAACTGGAACTTTACCTTGTGCTTGAATAAATTGATTATTGCTCACAATGTGCTTAACAAAATCTTTTAACTCATCTACATTTAATTTTACATCACTCATATTTAATTTTTTTAAAGTTCTAATTTTATTACTTGACCTGGAAGGGCCTCATTTAGGTTTGATCTTTCTGACAATACCCATAATATTTTTCCTGAAGGTTTCATAGATGTACTACACTCACCGTCAGTAAAGTATATTAAACTTGTAAATTGTCGATTTTCTATAAAATATTTCAACACAGGATCAAACTCTGTTCCTCCTCTGCCTGATACTTCTAATTCAAATTTACCTTTATAGTCAAGAATACTAGTAATTTGAGTATCACATTGTACTATAGTAATATCTACTCCAGCTTTATAGATATGATGAATTTCATTCATGAATTCTTTAAGCTCATTGTCACTTACAGATCCCGAAGTATCTATAGCTAATAACATCTTTTGCTTCATCTTAATCTTAAGGCCAGGATTACCATCGTATCTTTTATTTTCCTTTCTCCTAATTTTCTTAGTGAAAATCTTAGTAGAAACTCCTGTAAATCTTCGAATGTATCCTTTCCAATTAAATTTAGGAGGCACTAATGCATCTAATTTAATCAAAGCGTCCATTTCTCCTGGAACATGTCCTTGCTTCTTAAGAGTTTGTTCTTTAGCATTAGAAAGTAATCGCTGTGTTTGCTTTTCTATTAGTTTCTGTTCTGCCTCACTAAGATTCTCAAACTCTTCCCAAGTACTATGGTCAGGTAATCCTTCGCCATCCCCGTCACCGTCCATTTGGTCACATAGCTTGTCAAATGCATCACTGCCACTAGTACCGTTCTTATCCTTCTCTTCTTTAGCTTCTTTGAGCATATCGTAATAATAACGACAGCCTGCTTTAGTATCAAGATTTAATTCTGGATAATTATCAATATTAATTCCTCCTGTAGGTAACCATTCAGAGATAATATACTGATTAATCTCCATATCCATAGCTATATTAGCTAGTTTCCTGTCAGCAAATTTAAAAAAGATACCAAGGTGCCCAAATGCAATATGCAATAACTCATGCTTAAGTAAACCCAATCTGTGATCTTCAGATAACTCTTCCCAAAAAGTAGGATTAATAACCAATTGATAATTGATTCCTTGCTTACTAACGCCAGCCGTGGGTACTCTAGCATTCCATAATTTATTCAGTAAAATGAGAAAGAACCCGTAATAGGGCTCTTTCATCATTAAATCTTTACTAGTTTTACTTAATGTGTCTGCTCTACTCATAGTTTTTAATTTTTAATTTGATAATATCTACTGCTTCTAAGACACCTAGAGCCTTTACTAAGTCACTGAAGTCAGTAACTTTAGGCATTTCAGGTACAAAGAAGTAGGGAATATTATACTTTTCAGTGAAGCTCTTAGATAATTTCTTACCAGCTTCATCATTGTCAAATAGACAAATTACTTTCTTAAATCTAGATTTATATTCATCCATTACAGAATCCTTCATCATAACACTTTCTGACTGTAAGCCAATAGCAGCTATACCTAAACAATCGTGAATACTCATAACGTCCTTCAAGGATTTAGTTATAATTAGTAAGTCACCTGATTCAGGAAGTTGCATGTATCCTTGATGCACAGAATAATCTGCATTGTTAATCCATTTTTTAATCTTAATCTCTAACGGTTGATAGATTTTATAACTAACTCTATCATCCTTTATCTCTACATAAGCATAAGCTAATTCACTAGTTTTAACAGCAGTATCGTTATAAAAAACATAATTGATAGCATGCACATTAAACTTTTCTAAAGTAGCTTTCTTAATACCAAAGGAAGACCAATATTGTTGATCTCTCTTACTCCAAGGCCTAGTTTTAATTCCTAACTTAACTTTATCCTTATGCACTATTCTAGTATATTGTACAATTTGCTTAGAAGCATCTATATTAAAACTAGATAATCCTAAATCATACGCTACTTTCTTAAGTGCCTCTGGATAACTCAAATTAAAGAGTCTTATTACTAATACCACAAAGTCACCACAATCTTTAGTAGCAAAATCATAGAACATTAAGATATTTCTATCAATTTTATGGAAATACAATGCAAAAGAAGGAATATTATCTTCTCGTAAAGGACTGTGAAATATACCCAAATGTTTAATATCTTCCCCTAGATAAAAAGAATAAATCTCTTCTTGGGTTACATACTTAAGAATATCTTCTCTTGTAATTTGACTATTAAATACTATTGAATTTAGATTTATTTCTTTCATAAAAAATGAGGGGAACATTAGAGCTCCCCTCAAAATTAATTATTTTTTTCTCACCAGTCGTCACCAGCAACAAGATCGTTAGCATTAGCTTTTCCATTAGCAACAAACGAATCTTCTTGAATACGTGCCATTGCATCAATGTTACCTGCTTTTAAGCGAGTATCAGCTAACGCAACACTCATTGGCTCCATAAAAGGAACCCAACTTCTTGGTTGGATATATTTCTTAATTCCTTGAGTAGAACCGTAATTAGCAAATACTCGGAACTTAGGACCTGTAGCTAATCCTGTGCGGATAAGTAACATACAACCGTCTAACAATTCTTTAGCGCTGTTAAATCCACTAGGAAATTGATAAGTATCTCCATAAATTGCATGAATAACATGCTTTAATGCTTTACCTTGCTTTTGCACTTGCTCTGCAATTGTAGAATACTCTGTATCTTTTTCTACATACCAGAAACTAGTGTTACAAGAACCTCCATCTGCATCTGTAAACGATAACTTGTAATCAGGAGAGTTAGGCTTATCTTCTGGCTTTTTCTTCTCTACTACCATTGATATATTTTCTGCTACACCTGCGTTTCCACCATTGAAAACTGCTTTACCTTCTGCTGCATCGAAAGATGCGTCATTTAAATTGATCATATTTATTATTTATTTAAAATTATTAATTATTAATTACCAAACTTCTTCGTCAGATTCTTCTTCTTCTAACTCTTCAATTTCCTCATCTTCGTCCTCGTCCTCGTCTTCTTCTAATACTTCTTCTAAAATAGAATCTTCTACTTCCATAGTAGTATCCGCCATTTCGTATAAAGCTCCTCCTTGAGGTACAGCAGGAATAGTACTTAAATCAGCATTCATATCTTCTTCCTCAGATACTTCACCTAAGTTTATAGTGTTAAACTCCATTACTTCTTCAGCAACTGCTGTTCTAAGAACTAATTCAGAATATCCTTCTAAAGGCATAATATCAAAGTGATTCTCTACGTCAGTGTTTAATTCTAATCTCTTAGCAATAAACTCATAAGTTTTCTTATCACTAATAGTACATGATTGCGTTAAAGCAAATCCTACGTTTTCATCAACTACTTTACGGATAAAGATGTGGGCACCATCTGGGGTAAATCCAAAAGAAACTCTATCTCCTCCATCAATTCCTAAAGCAACTTGCGCAGCTTTATTAAAACTAAATTTTCTACCAGCGCCTACCTTAGCTATTGCTGATAATGTCATTGTTGGAGCAGAAAATGACTCCTCTTTTCTTTTTCTTTGTGCAGGGACTGCATCCCAAATTAAATCTTGCATTGTTTTACTTTTTATTGGTTATTTATTAAATTGAATAATATTCTCTTATTGCTGCGTTTACTTCCACTAGATCATTATCGATCGCAGCTTCTTCAAACATTTCAATAGGAGTTTTGCATGTATCTGTTCCAGAATTTAAGGTTCTAAATACATGTCTGTTTGGTGCTCCAGGTGTTTTTATAATTTCTGCATAAAACACTATAGAACTAAATGACTCAGGCACAAAGCGCTCAAGCATTTTACCCTGTACTCCGATTCTCTCTGTAGAGAATCCTCCATCATCATAATGAGTTTCTGGATGAGCAAATAGATATACGATAATATCCTCTCTTAACCTATCATTAATGATATTAATCAAGTCATATTGATTAGCGGCAAATTTACCATACTTATCAAAGCCTTTTTCAGCTCTAAAAGAAGGGCTCATTACTGCATCAGTCATAATACGACTCCATGTA